GGGCCGCGTCAACCGTGGAGATGCCTACGTTCTGCAACAGGCGGCAAGCATCCTCACACCACGGCAACTGAACCAATGTCTGGCCCTCGCCTTCCTTGACCACGGCATACGGCAAGTTCACTACGGCCCGGCGTTGCGCGGGGTCAGTGACTTTCACCACCATTTGCCCGTGGTCTTCAAAGACGACGATGTTATTCCCAACAACAACAAACATGACTTACAATCTCATCCCCTGAATGATCAACCGCAGTTGATCAAGGTTGCTTTCGTTGATCACAAGGGCGATGCCGCCTGCTTTCGTAACGGCATCCTTCTCCAGCATCTGGGTGGGCGAGAGCTTGTTCGCTCCGGCCTTGGCTTCAATGGCGAGGAACTTGCCGTTCACACAGCAGATGAAATCGGATACCCCGCGGCGGCCCAACAGCGTGCCCCTCGGCATGAAATAGTAAACGCCTTCATCCTTGAGCACAGACTTGATGGCAGTCTTAACCTTGCCTTCCGGCGTCGGCGCCATAGCGATACCCTCACAGCCCGCACAACGGCGTATTGTAGAAGTCGCAATACTTGCAGAACCTGTTCTTCTTGCTAGGGAAATCCTTATTGGCAATGGCCTTGTCCATCTCGGACATCAGCTCCACGACATCCTGCACAAGCTGGATGCCGTTGCGGAAATCAATGGTCATGTCCACCGTCTCGCCTGCATCCACATACCAGTAGGCATAGGAAACTACCGGACGGTCGAAAAGGATGTGGCACAGCAGGGCTTCCACCCTAAGCTGGAAGTCGTCCGTATCCCACTTCTTGCCCGTCTTGAAGTCCACCACATGCACAGGCATGTCCGGGTACTTCAGCGGGGGGACAAGGATCATATCGGCCTTGGCCCGCAGGTAGGCATCATCATCCCACCATCCAGTCTTCGCCCACTGCCGGGATACCGTGAGTTCCTTTTCGATATAGAGCCTGTGCTCCATAGTCTCCACAAGCTCACGGCCCCAAAGGATTTGTTCCTGCACATACCCTTGGCACAGATCATCAGGCCACTTCGTTACCGAATCGTAACCATCAGACATGGCTTCTTCCAGAGCCTTATGGACAAGGCTCCCCCGGCTCTTCGCCACTGAAGCCTTCCACTTGATCTCCTTCGTGATGGACTGCCCCTCGAACCGACGCGGGCACAGCCTGTAGTTCATCATGTTGGATGGAGAGAATACAAACATCATCAACCCTCTACGCTATGGTGTAATCGTCACCGACTTTGGAATCACAGGCCACGGGGAAACCGGGGAGCCAATCGGGAACGCTCGACATATCCGCTTCCATGAGCGACTGCACCCGCTCGGCATCGGCTTCCGGCACCACGGTAATCCATGCGTCATGCACATTGGCCTTGAGCGGGATGCCATGCTCATACATCCGGCACGCCTGCCACATCAGCAACTGGAAAGCCAAGCCTTGGATCAGGTTCTCACACAGCAGGCCGCCGTAGATTTTGGTGTCCACCATGTTCTTCCCGAACGGGCGCTTGTAGAAGAACTCCTCCCGCCGCCCATCCGTCTGCACATGCAGGCCGGGATACCGAAGGATATACCCTGACGGCATCTTGACGCTAGGAGCCATGTTCTCCGCCCCATCGTACAGGTTGCCCTTGATGAAGGGCATGGCCTTGAACTGGAAGTAATCGTCATTTGGCCCGCCGAATGTCCCTTCGGAACCTAGGTACATCGCCCGGATAACTTCAAGGCAACGGCCCCAGAACTGGACGATGTTGCCATGCGTCAGACGGTAGACGCTGTGGGCGTGCTTCGCCATCTGGTGGTGCTGTTCCAAATCGGCATGGAGCTTCACGCCGTCATTCAGAAGCGAGTTGCTAAAGCGGACAGCGCCTACAGAATACCCGGCGGACAAGATGGCCTTCTTACCAACATTCCGGTACATGGTCATGCGGGGGTCGCCCGCTTTATTCCCTGCTTTAATTTCCTCCCACGGCACATTGAATATCTTTTCTGCCAGTTGTGAATAGGGGTCTTCCCCATTACGAAACTTATCCAAGAGGTCGTCCTGCCGGGCAATGTATGCCAACAGGCGCGCTTCAATCTGACTTGAGTCAGCGGCTACGACCTTATACCCCTTCGGGGCGACGATGGCCCGGCGTAGCGTAAGCATCTTCGGGTTGCGTTTACTAAGATTCTGAAGGTTGGTTGCATCACTTGCACCCTCAGAGTTCCCCGCCGTCAGTCGGCTCGTGTGAGCCTTGAAGCAGTTCAGCATCACGGGCAGAGCCTTGCCCGACTTGGCGAGGGTGACGAACCGAAGCGCCCGGCTCATCTGGATGGAGCTGTTGTTCTCCAGCCGGGACTGCACCAGCAGGGCAATGCGGTCGTCCTCATGGTTCTGCAAGTTCACGAACTCGTAATCGTTCTTTGACAAGGCCGGGGCCAGCACTTCATAGGATGCCGGATTCGCCAGCATCCCAACGACCTCGTTGATGCGCTTCTGTTTCGCATCGTCGCCAGCGTAGCCATTGACGACAGCATAACCTGCACCGGAGAGCGAAACATACTCTGCCTCCAGCTTCGCCCGTGCCGTCTTTGTCCTCGCCGCGCTTACCTTCATGGGCGGCTCCATGCCGAGCGTCCGCATCATGGCGCAGAACTTGTCCGCACTGCGGATGTTCTGGAGAAACTCCTCCTTCGTGTGGAAATGGAAGATGCGGGACAGGTCAAGCCGCGCCCGTTCAGCCCGTTCCTCCAGCTCCTTAACGTAGGTATCGAGCAGGCTCGGCACCAACCGGCAGATGGGTTGCGTCCCCATCCGGCAGATGATGTTGGAAAACAGGATGGCATCCTTCGTAACCAGCCCTGACTCCAGCATGGTGTGCATGTTCTCGGAGCACTGCGTCACATCGTCGGCGCAGTATTGCTTGAAGAACTTCCGTTCTTCGGACGTGAAGTCATGGGGCCAATGCTTTCCGTCACTGACCACAGTGCCCGCCTTCTTCTCCCCGGTGCCGAGCAACTTCGTCAACCGGGCGTGGCTCTCGTTTCCCAATCGGGACAGGCCAATCCATCGGGAGATGGTCATTGTGTCGAGGCACAGGTACGGCACAATCCCGTAATGCTCGGAGAGGATGAGCGCGTCGAACCCGTTGAGGTTGTGCCCCACAACGATGCAGTCCTTGCGGTTCGCAAGGTCGAGGGCTTGGAGCACGGCGGGTATCTCATGCGTCTCGAACACCTCAGTCTTGCCCCGGTCAATGCGGATGCCCATCTTGCTCAGGGTGTAGTCCTGATGCCGCCAAAAAGTTTCCGCGTCGATTGTAATAATATGCACAATGTCGCTCCGGTTTATGGCCCCCCGAAGGGGGCCGCTCTGCTCAATGGAACACTGCCATGATCTGTGCCTGTTCCTGCGGGGTCAGGGACAGGACATCGACCAGCACTTCCTGCGGGAGCTCGCTCTTCGCCACGAGGTCTTCAATGGTGTTGGCGCCAGCCTGAACGAAAGACAATACGTAGCGGAGC